ATACGGTAAGAGCTCTTATCCGGAGATTAATGTATTTGGATTAGATTCCATTATACGTAATGTAGGGATGGTAAGTAAGATTACTCCAAAAATGTCTTCTATGATTGCTATTAGCGCTCAAGACAGCTCCTTTACCTCTACTAAAGATGCCTCAGGCTTTTCAGCTATAATGAATGGAGTAACAGATCGAATATTTAAAGATAGGTACGATGAGGATCAGAGAACAAAAACTCAAGCTGCCTCTGGAAGTTACGATACCCTACGAGATACGTTGATCAACGATGTGATTGACCTCAAGGTACATTTAGAGAGTTTTTACTGGAGTCGCACTATCCCTCGCCATGGTAGAGACACTCAACCAGGTGTATACCAAAATTTTCTTAACTTCCTAAGTGGTGCAGACAGTACCTACCGTAAAGGAGGTAGACCTGTCTATAACTTTATTATTCCGTTTGAACTGCAGCTTGATATGTACGGACTGTCCGGCATACAGGTAATGGACGCTTTAGTAATCAATAAAGATATACTCCCTAAGACATACGGTGGACGTAAAGATTCACCGGTTGGGTTTATAGTAACCGGTGTCGAACATACGATTGATCGTACCAACTGGACAACTAAACTAAAAACGCAGATCTTTAACTTAGATGATAAGCAACCTCAACGAGACTTTCCTGAATCTAACATAAAATTATTTACCGGAAAACTCCCTGAGGGCGAAAGCGGAGGCGGCGCACCATCAGGAGGAAAAGTTAAAGGGCGAGTTTGGAAAGATTTAAACGAAGAACGTCGTAAAAATGCAGTATTCCTATATAAACTCCTAACAGGTACCTACAAATTCTCAGATCTAGAAGCACGCGCAATCTTAGGTATAGTCTCTAAAGAAAGTGGATTTGCACCTAGACCTGAAGATAGTTACAAAAATACAAAACCAAAGCGACTAAGAGAGATTTGGGGATGGATGAAACCACCTAAGTACGACGATGCTACACTACTTGCACTCGTCCAGGATGAAACTAAATTCTGGGATACAGTATACGGTTACCTAAACCCAAACTTAAAAGCAGATAAAGACGGTAAGAAATCCTTCTATGGGAATAGTGCACCAGGTGATGGAAAGAAGTACCTAGGTAGAGGATTTAACGGACTTACCTTTAAGGGTGCGTACGTTTCAGCCAACGATAGGTATAAAAACGTTAACTCACCAGCCGGAGTTATTGATCTTGTAAGCACACCTGATGACGCTAACCGCAAGGATGCTGACGGACTTTACCGCGTAGCAGCACATCTTTGTGCATTGTATTTTCAAAATACTATGAAAACAAGATCTTCAAATACAACACAAACTGCTGCTCTATTAGACGCATTCTGGGCAAATGCAGGATATGGAAAGAAAAAGACCGACCCAGCTAAGTGGCTTCCACTAGACGTAGAAGGTTACACCAAAGCTCAAAATTTTATAAACTCCCTACCGGCTAAAATAGAGTAAATTATGTATAGACCGTCCTTTAGGCCAGCACCTACAGTAGAACCTCTTGAAGAAGGAGAAGTTGAAATCACATACTATCTTCCGGTACCGGAAATAGCTTTTGAAGAAAAGCTTAAAGCAGGAACAGGAAAAAGATACTTCACAATTCATCGTTCAGATAAGACTATTTTAGAGGTAAGTACTAAAACCTATCAAGCTTTGAGAGCAAAGTCTAGTCGATACGACCATCTACTTTACAACGTTGTAGCTATTAAGTGGGATACAACTTTTCCTACTGGAGACACAACAGAGGGCAGATACAGGTTACCAGGAGCTAACACCCGCAACCTACAGGAGGTAGCAAAAATAGAGAAAGACATACCAGGACTAAAAGATTACCTTATTACAAAAGGTGAGTTGTTTCTATGAGAAAGTATTCTTATATTATGAAAGGTTATAGTAATAAGTTATGTTTTATATCGTTGAGAGCGACGACCAGTTAAATTATTTATGCGCATTAGGACGAAATGAAGCGTACGTTGAAGTTATTTCGGGTAATGACCGTTATCACAGTCTACTTACTGGGACTGTGGCTGTTTATATCCGCCCTATCGGCTACCATGAGGGATACATTATTCCAGTAAATCACACCGAAGGACTTAATGTCTCAAAAGATCGCGTACAGAGCATCCTAAATTGCTTTGATACACTGTATACGTTTAACAAGAAGACGTTCTTATATCATTTCTCTCACGGTAATATCAATGATATCAACCTAATGTACTCTATGAGAGAGTACGAGAGTTTACAACTCCCAGACCCTCCTCAGACCATACAGTGGTTCTATAATAGATTACAGGAAAAAGAAGATCTTAATTCTATTATTCCTCTACCTAAACTTTTTGAGAAGTGCGAGAGAAATTACAGAAGCCTGTTAGATGTTATAGAGGATAGTAAATATATACTAGACTTGCCGGCCTGGAAGTTCTACAATAACCTGGCAATGGGGGTCTTCTATTTATCTGAACAATCAGGTATAAGAGTAACGTATGAAGAGTTTGTTGAAAAGTTTACCCCTGCAAATCCTCGCTTTAGTATTGCGAATAATATTGCTTATACTAATTACAATCTCTATAATCCCACTTCTCGTCCTACTAGTGCCTTTAATTCTGTCAATTATGCTGCAATCCCCAAGAAGGAAGAGTTTAGGAAGTGTTTTATCCCGCAAGGACAGAAATTCATAGAGTTTGACTTCGATGGCTACCATATAAGACTCATTGGAGAGGTAGTCGGCTACGAGTTTACACCTGAAAGCGTACATACTCAGCTAGGAAGGATGTATTTTGACAAAGAAACCTTAACCGAAGAGGAATATAAGCAGTCAAAACAGAATACCTTCCAGATTATGTACGGAGGAGTGCCGGATAAGTACCGCCACATTGAGTTTTTTTATAAAGTTGCTGAATATATCAACAAGTTATGGAAAGAATATATAGAGAACGGTGTAGTTTATGCTCCTATCTCACAAAAGCCCTTCTACGCTACCTTAAAAGATATGAATCCGCAAAAATTATTCAATTATGTGATTCAATCGTTGGAGACCTCAAGAAACGTTCTTATATTGAAAGAAGTACTGAGCTATCTAAGAGCTAAGAAGACAAAGGTTACGTTATACACTTATGATGCTATTCTATTTGATTTCTACCTCGAGGATGGTAAAGAAACCTTAGAAGACTTAAAGAAAATCTTAGAAACACAAGGGAAGTACCCTGTTAAATTCAAATACAGTAATAATTTAGTTTTAGACTAGTAAATTCTATTTATAATGGAAGTTGATACAATGCCAATATTTGGTTATGACTTCGTCACAGATACCACAATTTGGAATGACGATATGAGCAATAAACTATTCTGTACATTCACGACAGAAGATAACATAGATAGTTTAGTAGGGACGATCAAAGAAAAGTACGATATCATGTACAATAAGATCTTTGTTCTTCATGCTAAGAGTAACGATGAGTACGTATGTACTTATAACGTGGACTTTGGTAATGTAGCCAACTTCCTAGATAATACTATTCTTGTACATCGCAAGAAAGAATCTAATACGCTCTACACAATTAACGCTCTTAACACTCTTATTAGAGAGTTAAATGGAGGTTACGCTGATCCTAACTACAGAGTAGATTGGAATGACTATCGCAACTGTATCTTACTTACTCGCGGTACAGAGCTTAAGCGTATCAACACCCGCCTTCATAAAATTATTGAACTTTAAGTTGCATCTTACAGTTTAAGTTCGTATATTGTATACGAAAACATATTTTTTAATCAGTTATCTAAATTAGTTTTACTATGGATTTATCCGCAATCAGACAGAAGCTTGATGCTATGTCAAACACCCGACAGGAGCGAGAGAAGATCGATTACGACGCAGTGTTCTGGAAACCGACCACTGGTAAGCATCAGATCCGAGTTGTGCCTTCAATGTACAACCCTGAAGATCATTGCAGTGAACTGTACTTGCACCATGGCATCGGA